TGTACGTTTGGGTAAATTATTGCGGTCTTGTGAATGTAATTACCATCAGTATTTATAAAGTCGGGTGCTTCCATTGGTTTATATTTTAGTCAAATATATTCTTAAATACAAACCTAATCAACCTTTCATCAATAAACTTAGTATTTTCCCAAAGTTTGAACGGTGTAATGTTGGTGCTTGATTTCAAGTCAACCGCGAATAAGCCTAAAGAACGCAAACTAAACACCTTAACTTTTCCCTTTACGTGAATGTTACTTGTGCTATCTAAACTACTATCAACACCATTAGCCCAAAGCATCCAGTTGCAATCGTTCATTAACTTTTTACTGAATATCCTACCAGCTCCAACCGTTTCGCCTTTCCTTTTTCGGTCAATGTAACCGCCCCAATACAACGCTTTGTTGCTTTCAAGGTCGTAAAAATAGTAATCAGTTGAGCCGATAAAGTCGTAACCCTCTCGCATCCAAATGAGGTATTGATTCATTAATTTAGGGTGGATAATGTCATCTGACCCCATGCAAATCACATAGTCCGAACCTTTAGCCGCTAAAGATGTGGCGTTCATCTTGTTTGATAGTGGACTGTTAGGTGTTTCGATGTACTCGAAGCCGTGAGCCTCAACCATCTTGCGCGAAGTTTCACCTTCAGAACCTGCCACTATTACACGTAACTCAATCGGCAAAGCCTTTATCCCTTTCGCGAATAGTTCAAATACTTCGGGGCGTTTCCAAACTCCTGTGATTAGAGTTATCTTCATTTGTCTTTCCAAGTGTGGTCAACGATTGAGCGCGAAGGTATTACTTGGTTACTGCCAATCTTAGCACCTTCTTTAATCTCAACATAATGACCTACTAATGTCCCTTCGCCTATTTCTATTAATGATTCTCTATATTGAAAACCGTGGAATGATTCAGAGGGTACTCCGTCAATTATGCAGAATAGTCCGAATTTAACCGATTCGTGAACGTTAGCCATGAAACAAACTTACTAATTTATACCGAAGAACTCCTTTTCTGTTGGTGTTGGTTTGAAGTAGCCCGAATTGTAAGCCCTTAAAGCCACATCTTTAGGTACTCCGAAAGTTGAAACAGGTAGTATTGAATGTTGGCAATTGTAACCCCCTGCAACCGTGAATATGGTTTTATTGTTCGTGTTTGGCATTGCCCCAGCCCAAAAGTTACCACTTTTACAACTTGAAAGACCTTCAATAACGGCTAAATTAGATAATCCTATCTGCTCAATTTCACCTTTGTGCAAGTATTGACCGTTTAGATTAAGGCATAAGCATCGGGTTGTTTTCATTTTACCACCCAACCATCTAAAGAATTGTAGTCCTAAATCCTCACTCACTAATTGCGTGTAAGCCCTGTCGGTAGTCGCGAAAGTGTCCGAAACGATTTGCCGTGAATAGCGTAACAATTGACCCTCCTTTTCCGCGTTGCCCTCAACTAGATTGCGCAAAGATTCTAACGTGTTGGTGTACCTCGAATTACTCCCAACCGCATCAATTAGCGTGCTTCTAACGTCATTGAGTAACATTGAATCTAAAGCCGTGTTACCGAGTACGCCATCTATTGCTATCGCTCTATTGGTTTGATACAGTTGAGCCGCAAATGGCGTAGGTATAGCATCTAATCCAAGCACCTCACCGAAGTATTTAGCCGTCAAGCCTTGTTGTACGGTAAATTCGTTATTAAACGCTTTTACAATATCAACGTATTCGCCTTGCGTTAAGAATGCGCGTAGTTCGTTTACAATGGTATTGATTGAGGTTAGGTTACTAGCTGTCATTGCTAAGCTACCATCAACCGTTTCAAGTTCCGCAAGTAGCTTAGATAACCGCGCAAATAGTTTAGGTTGATAACCCTCGATTGACTTAGCCCAAGCATCGGGTACACGTTCTAACGCTTCAAGTTTATCACGTGTTATTTTTGCGGCTGTTGCCAATTACTTTACCTCTTTCTTAGTACCTACCTTTTCAAGATACTTAGCCGCGTTCTTGCCACCGTAAGCAATAGCCCAAAGCCCGAAGATTAGCAGTATGTGGTCACCTTCCCCAGCCGTTCCTTTAATCACTAGATACACGGTAACGAAAGCCGCAACACATAAGTTAACAGCCATTCCGATACGCGACATTGACCGCTTACCATCCTCTTCTTCAAAGAAGCCAATTTCCCCGTCTTTGCTCATTTCAATCTGTGCATTATGATTTTACCATTCAATACGTCAATGTCGCTATTGCTTTGAATATTCTCAACATACACCTGAAACACATCGTTAGCCGCAACATCTGTAATATCCGTGTAAGTCAATGAGAATGTTTTGTTATTGCTTAGTGAAGCCTCAGAAGTACAAAAGCAATCCTCCGCGCCATTCTTATAAACTGATAACTCAATAGTGCTACCTGTTGACCCATCCATAGTCAATTGAACCTCAACAAAATAAATCCCAGCCGTTGTAACTATTAAGCTATCGTTAGAATAAGTAACCCCATTACTCAATTGAAGTGCTCCCGTTTCCCAAAGGTTATTCCCTACATTAGTTGCCCAAGCAGGAACGTTTTGAGTTAACGCAATCGTGCGTGTGCTATCTCCGAAACCCATTTCACCGAAAGAAGGCACATCCCAACTAGCCACACCATCAGCATCTGAAACTAGAATAGCACCGTCTGACTCATTGCCGTCCTCGTATTTCAGTTGCCCCACCAAGTGCAAAGTAGTATCGGGTGTAGATGTTCCTAACCCTGTGTTACCGTTTTTAAGCATTACTAGGGCATCGGAACGTGTGCCGCTTGTTTGACCGTTTCCGATTACGAATAGACGGTCGGTTGCGTTCCATGCGCTTGTTGATGTTGGTGTGTAGCTAGTGTTGTAAATTCCTATTGCAGTTTCAGAGTAGCTTTTTGCGGCTGTAAAATACCCTGATGAAAATGACGATGTTCCGCTCGCTGTAGTTAATTGTCCCATTGCGGTGGAAGCGTCTCCTGTTGCTATTGTTGTGATTCCGATGGATATTGAAGCTGCCCCTGTTGACACTGTCCCATCTCCAATTGCAGTTGAATTTGCACCGCTTGCAGTTGTTGATTCCCCCATTGCAATAGAGTAATCACCAATATTAACATTATCCCACTGTGACGCATTAGGCCTGCCAGCCCTAAAAGCAGCTTTATTAGGATTAAAAAACATTCCAGAATTATAAGAACCTCCTCCTACCCACTCACTATCAGCTCCACTCCCAAACGTTCCAGTTACAATAAAACCATCTTCACCGCTAATCTTCACAGCACCGTCAACCGCGTCAATGTCTCGACCTAATCCTGCACCTCCTTGGTCATAAGCTCCGTCAAGTGTATTGCCATTACCTGCTGTTGTTTCCCAACTAGCATTACCGCTTGCATCTGAGGTAAGGACGTAGCCTTCTGATTGAGTACCGTCAACAATAGACAAAGCACCGTTTATTTCTGTTGAATCTGCATTGATGGACACCACGTAAGGAGTAATAGAAACTTCCCCGTACTGATTGGCATCTGACACAAGTTCCGATTTTAAGATTGAAGGCTCATCGTATTCCAACCACATCTTACCCCAATATGTCGCTCCAGATGCGCCACCTTTAAAACCATCGCTTAAAGCACCGGCATGAGCAGTCACACCGCTATCGTCCATGTATATTAGTTGCAATCCAGCCCCGTCAAGAAAACTACCCACCACCCTTCCATTGCTTCCCGTGAATAACATTATTGAAGTAACAACCGAATCATTTTCAGTAGTTCCCAACGAAATCGACCCGTGAGCATCTGACTTTGTTATTAATGAATTTCCAAATTCATCAAAAAGCATTCTTTGCGTTCCGTTGGTTTTGATAGCAAAAGGTTCAGCATCTGTTGTGCCTAAGTAGTTCGATGCTGTATCTGTTCCTGCATTTCCAGTTGTTGACCAACCCGAAGATGACGATGATAAATCAACCCAAGCCGTACCGTCATACACAACAACTACGCTATTCAACGTATCAAAACGTAGGTCGCCTTTCAGTACATTGGTTAGCGTGTCAAGGTTGGTGTGGTCGGTTCTTGGTAAGCCATTAGCCCCGTACATTCTATAATTTGAATGGTCGTTGTAATAGATTCCACCGTAAGGGTTAGCATCTTGGTTTTGAGCCGTTGCAGCCATTGCGAAAAATACCAATGCAAGTGCAAATGATAGACCGATAATTAGTTTAAGTTTCATGTATTTCATTATTCAAAAGTTACTGTTATACGTGCGCCCGTGTAGGCTTTTCCTGTGATTATCTGAACCGTGTCATAAGTGCCATCGTTGCCCTTTACTATGGTCGGACGCAATAAGATGTCACCATTCCAAACTGATACGTTACTAATGTCTCCCCCGTATGTTGTTGGAATTTGAAGCGTGGTACCAGAACCAGCCGCACTAATGTTTGATGTAGTTTTGTAGGGTTCATAAATAGCTATCTCGCTTACAGCTTTTTCAACCGCGTCAAAGAAGCTAACCCTATCCATATCCCCAGCTTGGGTAAACGGGTTAATCTGATAGCTACTATCCAACGATTCCGCTGGAAGTAAACTTAAATCAGTTGCTTTTATTTCTCCTGCCATATTTTCTAGTTATATTCCGTATAAAATTTTCTGATTACTAGGCGTTGTAAATACAGGTAACAACGGTTTAGCATAACCCCCCGAACTTTCAACCTGTATAAAGTAGCCCCCACCGCATCCAACATTAGGCAAAGATACACAACTTGTTTTTTCCGTTAGTTGTATCGCATCGCTAAATGTGAAAGTTACTATTCCAAAGTCTTCGTCATCCTCCCAACTTACAGTAGGTGGTTCATCATCTTCGCAGAACTTAGCAACACCATCAATTGAAACGTTAGACAATCCAAGCCACAAAGTAGCCCAATCCATAACGTATTCAGCCGCGCCAAATATCAACGTCTTAGCCTTTCGAGTACGCATGTAAGGCACTCTCTTTTCGCCTGTTGAATATTCGTAACTCGTTCGGGTAGTTGGATAGTTTGCCGTTCTATAAGTGCTTTCTAATCGAATAACAGGATTGAACCCCGTACCATTAAACCCGAAGTTAAACTCCTCACCTACACCACAAGCCGAAACTAATACGCTACACTTGTGTGTTTCCTTTAAGCTAAAAGGTACTGATTCAAAAGTGATAATCGGTTCAACCGCCTCAATGCTGAACGTGTTAATTTCAAAGGTTGAAACAGAACCGCTATCATTAGCAATGAACCGCACCTCAATGTCTCCCGTGTAGCTTGTTGATAGTGTTTCCGTGTAAGTTCCGTCAGTCGTTCTAACCGTTCCGTTGGTCGTTCCTATCCTAACTTGAACATCTTGTGTTGCCGCGCTTATTCCAGTAACCGTGTAGGTAATCTCATAATCAACGTCAGGACAAAGTAAAGCCCTTGAACGTACTTGTGTCTGACCGACAAAATCAAAGGTCATTGCACCGCCTGTAATAGTAGCCGTCCCCGTTATTACTCTGAATTGGTTAGGTACTTCAAAGTTGTCTCCAACAAATCCAAATTGAGAACACTCGCAAGGGTCGTAAGCTGCTAATTTATAGCAACCATCATCTAACGCTAAGTCCGACCAATCAAATACACATGTGAAGTAACCATCCGTGTATGAAAGAAAGTTAGTCGGGGCTGTTGCCACTACATTATCATTCAAATCAAGTACATCAATGCGCACATTCCCGTTGATTGGCTTAACTATTATGTTCGACACGCTACCACCTAAAGCATCGTAAAAGCCGAATAGAAGCGTTATAGCACCGCTTACGGGTATCACAATTGACTTAGCGCCACCGCCTGAATAATCTACAATATTTCCATCGTAAGAGAATATGAAGTCTCCTACATTCAAATCTAAGTCGAACGAAACCTCAATGTAATCAACTCCCATATCGGGTAGCGTTTGAAAGATACTACCTCCCGAAGCAATAGGGCTAACCGCTTCACTTCCCGTAAAAGTCCATGTATTAGGGGCTGCTGTCCAATCTGACGAACCGCCTGAGAAGTCACCGTTCTCGATAACCGTTGCGGTTGTTCCGCAAGGCGTGTATCTGAATTGAATAGACGTTACATCGCTCTTTTGAATCTTCTGCATCCAATTAGAGCACGGAAGAGTGCAATTCTCTTCTAAGTCGAAGGGTAAAGGTTGATATGGAATAGTGGTTAAACTCATGCGTTCCCAAAGTTACTTCTTATTTCCCATTCTGTCATACCTTCCTCTAATTTACGGGTTACGTCTTTTAAATAGCCTGTAATTGTTCCGTTGTTGTAATTAACAATAACCTTACTATTTCTTTTGTCTAAAAAATCACTCCATTCATTAGATGTAAACGGGTAAGTAAATGATGTGTTTATCAAGTAGTTTTCTGCTGGGTCGTAAGTCTTTTCAATAAAGTCCAAATCATTCACTTGAAAGAATGAATCTTGTAGAACGTCTAATATGTTTACAATCCCAACGGCTAATCTATCACCAGCATCTAAGTATGTAGTCCAACTAATTTCCCTTTCGTAAGCACCATCAACAAACGCCTCAACACCACCAACCAAAGCATCAATAGACGTTTGAGATGGCGTAGAACCATATCTCGATATGAATATAGAACCAACAAAAGACGCACTATTGCTATATCGAATCTTAGCAATGCCCGTATAAACTGAGCTAATAGGGGCTGTATAAATCGTTTTTAATTGCGTGTCCGTTCCTGTATTTCCAACTACGTCAGGTGGTGAATCTAACATGTAAGAAACATCAGACATATTTATGTTTGGGTCAAATCCACTTGGAAGAGTTCTATCGGGAAACTTTACAAGAGCAAACTTCTGCAATGCGTCAACCGTGTATAACGTAGGTGAATATCCAGTTTGCAGAAACCCTTTTGCTCCGTTTTGGTTAGCCCCTAAGTATTGATAAATCGGAAACGGCACACCATCGCCCCAACGCAAAGCAACCTGAAAGTTGTTTAATAGGTCGTTGTAATATTGAAGATTTGAATTAGTGGGGTGAGGATATACAACGGATTCATTGTTTACATCCATAGTAACGATAAATATATCTTCTTCCTTACTATTAAAATCAGCAGCACCACCCCCAGCAATTGACAAAGCCGCCATTATCACATTAGGGTCTGTTATTAGTTCGGTTGTTTCTAATTCAAGAATAGCCTTAGTGTTACATTGACCACCTAAATGATACTCTTCGCGCCTAAAACCTAAGAATGTAATATTCGGGTAATAATCAAAGTCTTCATTTTCGTCTGACTGACTGCCAAACTTTACCTTTTGATAGAAGCTTTTAACGTCTGACGTTTGCGTTATTTCTATTGGGTTGTTTATTACCGTTTCTTGAGTGTCTTGCCTAAAAAAAGATTCAGGCTCAACCCTTAACACACCGTCAAGAACTTGGAAGGTTAGGTTATATTCCCTTGCCATATCCTTATTCAAGTCCTCAAATGATATGTACGGGAAAAGAACATCAGCGGAGGCTCTACCGTTACGCAATTCATCTGCTGTTATTAGCGTTGGAATCCTTACTACCGCCTCGTTATCATCGGGGAAAAGATAATCGCTCTCGAATGATATTAGACCGTCTGACATAAAAGCAACTAGCATTTTGTAAGCATCGTAAACCCTTACACCTTCGCGCCCCGTTGTATTAACGCCTGTAACCTCATTGCTTTTAAATAGTAGGTCTGTTTGAACTGATACGGCACTTGATATATCTACATCATTCTTTGAGCGAGGAACGTTTACATAGGCTTTAATACCCATGTTATTATCTATCAACGAAAGGAATCCACTATCAACAACTTCTAAAGTGACCGTGCAAATGTCAGGTCTCCATTCAGCATCATTTAAGAATAGATTACCAGTAAGCGTTAACTCGCACCCATCGCTAAACGTAACAGGAACAACACCACAACCATCTTGAAAGTATCTATTTCTTAAATAGTGATAGTCAGCACCATGAAATACTAACTCACCATTAAACTCTTCAATGTACGCGCCTAATTCAGAAGAATAGTAAACACGGTGTTCTAATCCGCGTAATCCCTCGGGTTCGTTTGTTATCGTAAATTCAGAGGACGTAATACTAAACATACCCTCCGCGTTTTGGTTGTTTGTTCTTTGACATTTCTTTTGCTAGGAATTTAAAGCCGTTTGATTGAGACTGTCTAAGTCTATCAAGTCCAGCGATTATGTTATGGTCTTTTAGTGTTGCCGTTAAGCCGTTTAACTCCGCGCTTTTACCAATGTCAGCAAATCCATTAAACACGCTTTCGTTAATCATTGGCTTCACGTACTTAGCCATTATCAGTTGGTCAAACGTGCCTCTGCGCATTGCCCAAAGTTCACTCTCGTAATTCTTAGTTTCCTTTGCGGTCATTACAGATTCACCTTTTGATAGTTTAGCGTGTATGCTATCGCTCGTTTCTGTTCCTTCTCCTTTCAATCCGATAACACCTTTTGCGAATGCTGGCAGTGGTTGAGAAGCGATTACTCCAATCTCAACCGCACCCAATGCGGCAGATATACCAGCCAAGATATAACCAGCTGGAGGAGCAACTGTTAACGCTGATGAAACAGCTAAAGCCGTGTTGATTATAGATTGGAATATAGCCGCGTTCTTTTGGTCAATAGCCGCCTTTCGTTCTAAGTTCCTTCGCTTCTTATCGTACTCCTCTCTACTTATTATCCCTTGGTCTAATTGGCTCTCAAGACTAGATAATTCAGCAGCGTGCCCAGCCTGTATTGCGTTACTTATGCCATCAGCTATATCTCCAACAGCAGAAGCGTACTGTTGAAACATATCAATAGAATTGTCAAATTGCTCTTGTTGTAAATCTGTATTTATAAATCCATCAGTACTAGCCCCAAGAAACCCCTTTTCAGGGTCAATGTAATCATCGTTGAACTCGTCTAGTTTAGTCTCTAGTTCATCAATTGCCTTTATAGCGTCCGAGTATTGCTCCGAAAACTCAGGAGACTCTTCTAGTATCTTCTTTTGTTCTTTTAGTAGGTCGTTAAGCCCCTTAATAGTGCTAGACATTGCAATGACTATCGGGATTCCTTCCGCCATTTCAGCACCTGTAAAAACCTGAGAACGAAGTTTAGCGTTTAACTCTAATTGTTCCCTTAGTTTTTTCTGCTCATCCGTTTCTTTTCCGTAAAGAATAGCCAACTCTTGCTGAACCGCCTTTAGTTCTGCGCTCGTTGCAATGTTTTCTTTCCTTGACTTAGTAGCGTCATCTTGTTCTTTCTTTAACCTCTCAACCTCTGTTTTAAGAAACGCAATGTTTCTAATGCTTATCACATCAGCTTTTGCCGCCCTGTCCTTTTCTTCTGTTAAAGCAGCCTCTTGTTCTTTTGCTTTTCGTAAAGCCGTTGTGATTTGATTAAGCGCGTATATTTCAGACAACATAGACTCGTTTAAGTCATCAGTTGCACCGCCTCTTTTAACAATTGATTGATACCTATCTATTTCGGCTATTGCTAATTCAGAGTAAGCCTTTATTTGCTCATCAATAGTTAGGTTTGAATTTGATATTTCTTTATTCAATTCAGCGACCCTTTCTATTGTAGCGTTGTTAATCAATTGGTCAGTACTTAACGCAGCCCTAGTCAACATCCCAATGTAATCTCCCCAGTTTTGTGTAGCTCTTCTTAATGCAATGGCAAGCCCACCTTCGCCTTCTCCAAGTGCCAATGCCAAACCCTCTAGCTTTGCTTTCAATTGGTCAATATCTCCCGAAAGAGTATCTCTCATAATTAACGCCATGTCCTCAGCAGACCCCTTGGCATCATCAAATGCAGCAGATAATGTACGAAGGTCATCAGCACCGCTAATAAGCGTTAAGAAAGCCGCCTTGCTACGCTCATCTGTTAACTCCGTTGCTTTGGTTAGGTCTATATTGCCGTTCTTTAGCTTATCGAAAGCGTTAAATAAGTCCTCAGAGTTCTTAACAGCAAACCCTATTTCTTTTGACAAAGAACTGTTCTCGTCAGCTAATCTACTTAGTAGGTTTTTTAATCCAGTACCAGCGATTGAACCACGCAAACCAGCGTCTGCAAGTTTAGCTAGTAGTGATGTGGTTGTCTCTAAACTTATGTTAGCAACAGAAGCAATAGGAGCAACGAATTTCATTGATTCTTGAAAGTTCTCCATGTTCAATGCAGAAGATGAAAATGACTTAGCCATTACGTCAACTACTCTTTGAGTCTCAGAAGCATCAAGGCCAAAAGCCCTAAGTACTTGACCTGCTATATTAGCGGCTTGTGCTAGGTCTGAACCAGTAGCCTCAGCAAGTAGTAGTGTTGACTCGGTAGCCTTTACAATCTCTTCTGTTTTAAATCCTAGCTTTGCGTACTCCTCTTGTAGACCACCAACCTCAGTAGCCGTGAACTTAGTAGTAGCACCTAATAGTTTCGCGTTGTCGGTTAGTGATTTGAACTCTTCATCAGTAGCACCAGTTATGGCTTTAACTCTAGCCATTTGAAGTTCGAAGTTCTTGTTTATGTCAATCAATCCCTTCATTGCTGAAACAAGAGCGAATACAGCAGAACCAACACCAAGAGCCGCCAATATTTGACCCCCCATTCTTTTAAATGAGTTGCCTGTATTGGTAGCCATTTTTTTAAGACTTGACTCGGCTGTCTTTGCGCTTTGACCTACCTTATTCATGGCTTGTGAGCCATCAGCACCAGCCTTAACAGAAGCACTATCTACTTTCTGCCAAGACTTAGCAGCACTATCAAGGTCGCTTACCGCCCCTGCTACCTTTACCTTGTATTCCGCTATTACTTCCGACATTCTTGCGTTCTTCTAACTTATTATCGACAAAGATAACCAATTTAGAAAGGAATGTTGTACGGCTTAGACGGTAGCAATAATCAGCACCACCCATGTAACGCTCAAGAAACTTAGTTAGGTTTACTCTGTCGAGTTGGATTCTTTGGCTTTTATCATCGAACGAAGTGAATCCAATCTTATCTTCTGTTGCTTTAGAACCTTTTGAAAGGCGGCTAAACTGTTTGTCAACTGTTGACCAGAAATACCGAACGGACTCAATGATTTTAACAGGCTTGGTTGAGATAAAAAAAAAGACCCTTGTTCGATTTGTTCAAGCATCCAGTCGCACTTCTGTTGGTGTATTGATTCGCTGAAATGGTTCGGGTCTTCATCTTGCCGAATGTAATGTACTGCCAACACGTTAACCAGTGCATGCAAGTTAACCACCTTCTTTGGAGATTCCTTTAGTTCGTGAATGACCACACCAGCGTTAACGATGTCTTGCTTGGCTAGGCATTCGGTCAATAACTCCATTGCGTCCGCGAAGTGTTTACCTGTTAACCCTGCCGCCATGTATTGAAGGTACGTCTGTTGCGATGCTAACCTAATAACAGGGAAGTCTTGTTCATCGTTGAACGTGTACCACCACCTACATAGTTCGTCTTTAAATTCAGCCTTTAAACCGTCTTTAGATTCCTTTGCCAAACGTACTTGGTTTAGGCGTTGGATAGGTAGTAGTTTGAGTAGGATTGAATCTAGCATGGTTACTTAATGTGAATGCATATCAAACCTATTACAATAAATAAAGCCCCGACAAGAACTAAATGAGGGGCTAAAATAGGCATCCAAACGTTTTTCATTTCCAAAAAGAAGTTATATAATGACTTCATCATCTCGTTTTTAATTCGCTTGCAATATACAACTAATCTTTAATCAGCTTACCCATTTGTTAAGTAGTGTATTAGTAAATGCAATTGCGAAGATACTAGGAATAAACCACGCTAACGAACACCCGAAGATGAAGTATAGCGGAATGCCCCAAACACTAGCCATACACGTAGGGCACATAAACAACGGCTTAGATAGTGTCTTTTGTAGCTTGGTAAGTTGGTAATACCAGTTGTCTAAGTTCATCAGCTTCTTTTCTACTAGATAGAAGTTAATCAGTTCTGTAATCGCTAGGTGTGCGCCTACTATTACGGTTGATATTGCAATTAGTGTGGTTAGGTTCATATCGTTTGTTTTAATATGCCGTAAACATACAACTAATTTCGATATGTTAACACACGGTCACTACTTCATTAGTTCCACTAATCAAACCGTCAGCATCCTTACGAACTACAAAGCGAATTGATACGCAACTTCTAACCGTGCTATCAAGTGTCCATGCTACATCAGACGTTACCCTGTAAGCAACTCCATTAACGAATGAAGGCAAATCTTCTGAAGCAATAGTCAAATCACCATCACTTGTTCCCGTTGCTTGGAATTGTGAACCGTCAACCGTTGAAACGAAGGTTAGTGTAACGCTTCCAACTGGAAACTGCCCGAAGGTTACATCCTCAAAGCATTGGCTCATGTCTTTAGTGGCTGTGCAGCCTGTGCAAGTGTAGCAACTCATTTTATCTTATTAAGTACCCGTTCGTTGACCTGTATTAGCCCCATGTATTCCTAGTGGCGGACTGAATAGCTTTACCATCCTTTCACCGCAACAAAGATACAACGGTAATTCATTCATTCCGTGTACTTTCTCTTTGATGTCCTTGCACTTAGTACATTGGTAATCGTATGTCATTTATCCATTCTTTTAACAACTACTTCTAGTTGGTTGTTTTGTAATTCCTTCCCTTTGCTAGTATGGTCAACGTAAGACTGATTCAGCTTTTGGTGTTCCTCGCTAGTAGCAATCAAACGATACAACGCTAATAATTCAGCCGCCTTTTCTGACTTGCCTAGCGTGGCTCTAATTTGCGCCTTAGTCTTAATCTTGTTTACTTCTAGCAATTCTCTTAATGTGTTTGATTCGTTTGAGTCGTTCGGGAACAAATCGTAGAATGTACTCTTTACACATGGAAGGAATGCTACTATATCTTCAATGAAAAACAGGTTGTGTTTAGTGATAGCCTCTTCTGCCTGTTTGTACAGTTTTTCTTTGTTGTAAGCCATTTAATTCTGTTGTTTACGTTTCATCCAATCCTTAACCTCTTTAGCATCTGCCATGTACCTAAACGCATCGAGTAAATCGGCTTTCTGCCCTATCTTCTTTCTATCCTGTTTGATAATCTTCTCGTCTGCATCTACCTCAACCAATCTCATATCAGCGTCCAAAGATACGCATTCTGTATGTATTCGTAAATCTTCAGCATGTGCTAATAGGAAGTTGCAATCACTACGGCTGTTCTTGTGCCTTGGGTTAGGCTTAACTTTCATTTGCTTACTACTTAGCCCTAATAACCGTGAAAGCATTTGATAGTTGCTTTCTAGGCTTGCAGATTGCATGCTTCTGTTGTTTCCGTTGTAGTCACCACACACAATGAAGTTATGCAGCCACGCCCCGTATTTGGCTCTAATCTGTGAAACTGCTTCGGGTAAGTTACCGCCTTCAATACTCATCTCATCGAATATCCAAAAGTGGAATCCGTCTATATCCTCCCAAACGTGACCGAATGTAAAGGCGAACGGGTCTAGGTTAAAGTCCATTGATAAAAACACGGTTCTTTGCTGTTGGAAGTAGCACGGTTTAAAATGCTTCTTTTGGTCGTATTGAGTTGCGAAAGGTCGTTGAACCTTCTTTGAACCCCAATGACCCATGACATCAACTAGGTAAAGGTCGTAATCACGGTGCTTCATTTCCTCCCGTGAACTGATATACTTAGCGTCTAGGTTTCCAATATTGACTAGGTACGTTGTGTGAAGGTAGAAAGTATCTTCTCTTTGTGGTTCGTGAAAGTCCTTTCTAATCCAATGTTCCGATTCTATATTCGTATTGTACGTTAATCGAATCTGACACTTAGCGTTTTTCTTACGTACACTTCCATCGATTTTTGTAAAGTCCTCCCGTCCTATTTCTTCCGCTTCCTCAATCCAAACCTTTGACGGGTCTGTAATAGACTTAAAACGTGCCGTGTCGCTTGTTTTCGATTTCTTTAGACCTCTTGAAATAATTGAGTTTCCCGTTGCTGGACAATAGAACTCCATTCTACTTTCGTTTATTTCGATTCTATTACCTAATTCAGCACCATCAATTACCGCTTTTATTTCAGCGAATTGAGAATGTCGAATTGTATCTTGAACCTCACGAACTAGAACACCTTTAAAGTATTCGGGGTTGAGAATGTCTAGCACAAAGCCTATTGCCTCTTGGCGACTTTTCCCACTTCCCCGACTTCCGTAGCTATGTACGTACCGTTTATCGGTAGTAAGACACTCCCAAAATACCTCGTTGACTACTAACTTCAATCCTCAATCGTTATTTCCGAAGTGATGTTACGTTTACGCATAATCTGCTCAACCTTTGCAATCAACTGTTCTTTGGTTTGCTTATCAATCGGCTCGACAATTACCTTTCGACTAAACGAATCTATGAATGACGCTTTCATTTGATAGTCCTTTCTCTAAACGGCACTCGTTCAAACCTAAACCCCTTATAATCAAATGGGTATTTCAAAGCCTTTAGATAGCCGTAATTAAAATCATGGTCTTTGTGTTCCGTGCATATTTGCTTTAAAGAACCCCACGCCTCTAATTCACCGTTTCGTAACAGTATTACTATGTTCTTTTGATTCATTCTGATGTGTAATTATTTGCACATGTAATACTAACTTAATTATCAATGTTATTTATGTAATGTTTTTCAATCTTGTAATTTACTGAAAATGAGGCTTTTATCTTGTGTGATATTTTGCACATTTCATAGCCAATTGTTAACTGAAATAATTAGCAAAACTGATAGTTTGATTTTGGCTTCATCGCCTTTATCATACTTCTCTCATTTGCCCTCGCACTCTCTTCTGTTTCAAATTCCATTATAAGCACACTATCGAACTCTTTTGGTTTGT